CTCTTAACGTGCAAGCCCAAATAAATGATGAAGCAATCAAACAGGCCGATGAAGCCACGAGAGAAAAAGTAAAAATTTTGGCGTATGATCTTAATGAACAGGAAAAATTACGTAAAAAGGCCCTGGCCGACGAAAGGAATTTCAATGAGAAGGTAGCTCGCCTACAGGCCGAGGCCACGGCTTCTATTGCGGGCGCATATCCCAATATGGCCGAGGAATTAGAGCAGGCCCTCGGCGATCCGGACGCTTATTTCGGGCCAATAATAAAAGCGCAAAGCGACGCGTCAAAACAAATGATGGAATTAAGCCAGCGTACGGCTGATGCAATGGAGCAGAATTTTAGCGATCTCTTTTTCGATGTTATGACCGGTGAATTTAAAAGCCTCGGAGATTATGCCAGGGCTGCTCTTCGGTCTATCCAACGGGCGGCGGCGGATGTGTTAGGACAAATAGCGAAAGAACTTATCGTAAAAGGCATCGCGAACCTGTTTACCTCGGGTTTCGCGGGGGGCTTTGGAGGCGGAGGTTTTGCTTCAGCGGCTTCCCTGGCTCATCAGGGCGGGATTGTAGGCCAAACATCAATGCCAACTATTCTTGCGCCCAGTTCTCTTTTCGCCAATGCCCCGCGCCTTCATTCAGGACTTGCGAGAGATGAGTTTCCCGCGATCCTTCAAAAAGGGGAAACTGTAATCCCACGAAACCAGGCGGAGGCTTCTATTACCAATATCAATATCAATGCCGTGGATTCAAAGAGTTTTATGGATATGGTGAAACGCAACCCCGGCGCTATTATTACGACGGTCAATCAGCACTTGGCAGATGGTGGCCCATTGAGAAATACGATCAGGGAGGCAATCTAATGGCTAATTATCCAGTGACTACTTTTGACGCTCCTGTCGTAATCGGTTTGCAAAACAAAACCCTGATCACAAATTTTGACGATCTGGGTGTAGAAACCCGAAAAAGGAAATGGCTTTATCCTAAAAGGCCGATCACCTTAAAACATAGTATCCTGAGCAAATCGGACGCGCGAAGCATTTGGCAGTTCTATCAGGCCAGAAATGGCCCTCATGAAGTTTTTTCGTGGACACACCCGGTAAGTGACAGTTATTCCGGGGAATATGTAGGCACAGGAGACGGATCGACTACAGACTGGGATATCCCATCAAAGACAAGCTCTTCACGTACAATTTACCTGAACGGGGCATCGCAGACCGAAGGCACCAATTATACATACACGGCGGCGGGCGGGGCCGACGGCGTTGATAAGATTTCCTTTGCAACGGCGCCTCCTGCGGATCAAAGGATCACATACGACTTCACCGGCTTTCTGCGGGTTAGATGCAGATTCGTTGAGGATATCGCGAGCTTCAATGTTTTTGTGGCAGCTTTAGGCAGCGTCGGTATAAAACTCCAGGGGTTGTTAAACGATGCGTGATATCAATTCCACAGTATTGGCAGAATTAGCGAAAACTCAGCTTAGGCCGTTCTATATTCTGGATATAGTGATCGATTCAACACATTACCGTTATACGAATTGCGATGTCCCGATTGTTTATGACGGTAATATTTACAGTCCGAGGGGTTTTGATTTTAATACGATCTCTTATTCTGCCGGAACTATCGTCGCGCGGGCATCGATTGAAATAGATAATCTTGACGAGATAATGACGGCCCTTTTTGTTGGGAATACTGTTCAGGGATCAGCCGTAACATTGAAGGCTGTGGTATTAGATAACGACTGGCATATTATCGGCCAACCGTGGGGATTGGTGGCGGCCTATGATTTTGATGAGGGCAGCGGGGGGATATTAACCGACAGGACAGGAAACGGTAATAATGGGGTTATAGGAGGCAGCACCACATGGGTTGATGGAATAAGCGGGCAGGCATTGAATTTCACTGCCAGTAGTAGTGATAAAGTAACTATTTCTTCATTCTCAGCCTTGCCGACATCGGCTATAACGGTATGTTGTTGGATTTATATCAGTGCAATGGAAAGTCTTCATAATTATATACATCATACGTGGGCTAATCCAGGGGCATGGATGCTATATTCGACTCCCACGAGTGTATATTTTGCTTTAATGACTGGAGATGGGCTTAAGGGAGTGAGCGCTATTATAGATATTTCGGGTAGTTGGTATTTTCTTTGTGGCACATATGATCAGTCGGACCTTAAAATATATATTGATGGTGAATTAATAAATACAAATAATGTCGGTTCATATACTCTGGATTCGACGGGTGATGTTATTATATCTGATGATGCATTTGCTAAAAAAGTCGACGAAGCCCGTATTTACAATCGGGCATTATCGCAGGCCGAAATAACATATCTTTTCAATAATCCAGGAAACGATATGAGCGCAGGGGCCATAACTATTTTTCAGGGTGAGATCGACGCCTGGCAATTAGACGAGCAACGGCTCTCTATGGAAGTAACATCCATTCTAACCCGGTGGAGCCAGAAAACTATCATGAGGCATCCTTCAAGTTGTCGGTGGAAGAAATTCAAGGGCGACGAGTGCGGATATTCAGGCGCAGCTACTTGGTGTGATAGGACATACACACGATGTGTCGCTTTGGGAAATACAGCCAACTTTGGTGGCAACCGTTGGCTCCCGGCGATCATGGACAAAGAACTCTGGTGGGGTAGGACGCAAAAATGAACCTTGCGAAAATAACACAAAAATATGTTGGGGTGCCTTATTGTTTAGGCGGTAAATCTGTGGACGATGGTCTCGACTGTTTTTCTTTACTCCTATATTTAGCAAAAGAAAATCATATAGAAATACCTGATAGTTTTGAGGGGGTCCCAGTTGATAATTATGTCAGTCTTTGGAATAACGACAGGCTGAAGGCCAAAAAAACATTGATTCGATTCGTGCAAAATCTTGGCAAAGAAATACCAGTCGGGAAATGCTTTGCAGGCGATCTTCTGATTTTGAAATTCAAGGGAACGGGTGAGATGTCTATTGGTATGCACGCCGGTAAAAATTTAGTCCTGACAGTCTTTATTGATGAGGGTGTGCAATTAGTGACAATGGATCAGTTAAAAATTAAGAGGGCGTACAGATGGGTGTAGCGGCTGTACCCATAGCGATTGCTATAACTACCAGTGCTATCAGTATGGCAATCAATGAAGTGATTAGTGCTGTGATGGCTCCAAAACGACCGGACAGGATGGACAAACAAGGTCGACCGGGCATCAAACTCAACACTATGTCCACCGACACCCCCTTGAAAGTGGTCTATGGAAAATTAAGAATAGGCGGGAACGATGTATACCGCAACCTCAAGGGCTCCAGCAATAACGAGCTGTGGGTAGTCCAGACATTATCGGAGGGCGAATGCGACGGTATTGAACAAGCAGATAGTGTCGATCAGGTTTGGCTGGGCGACAAACTTTATACTGAATACGGCGATAAAGTTTCATACTGGTTTCATGCGGGCTCTTCCTCTCAGACCTATGATACAAACCTTCACACAGCCGATGCGAATTGGGTAGATAATTACAGAAATACGACTTATATCGTATGGAAATTCATATTTGCCGCAAATAAATTCCAGGGTCTTCTAGAGCGGACCCTCCTTTTGAAAGGGCGTAAGCTCTACGATTTTAGAGACAGTTCGACGGCGTGGTCTGACAATCTGGTTCTATGCCTCTATGATTACATGATAAATAGCCGATATGGCCTTGGATTTAGTTCCCATTATTTCGATGCAGGCGCAACCGGGACATGGGCCTCGGCTGCTAATTATTGCGATACCAAAGGATGGTCTCTCAACATGGCAATCGACGATAGCAAGAACGGCATAGACTGGATAATTGATATGCTCCAACATTTCCGGGGAGCATTAAGATGGTACGATTCTAAATTCTATTTGCATTATGCCGATACGAATTACGAGTCAAGCGTATTGACTGTCAATGATAATATGATTTTACAAGATCCCTCCGGTAAAGCATTGATTACCGTTCAGCAACCGGGCCGCTGGCAAAAGCCGGATATTGTGCGCGTAAATTATATCAATGCAGAAAAGGATTATTCAAATGATTCATTTATGATCGGCGATGATTCGGGAGTTTTGCGAGATATCAATCTTGATGGCTGTGCCGATCGGGAGATGGCGGCGAACCTGGCTACATATTGGCTCGAAAGATGGCAATTAGATCGTCTCATTAGCCTGACCGCGCGTGACCAATGCGTGAAATTAGAACAGCAGGATTTAGTGACACTCAATACTTCTGCGCTTGCTATATCCGACCAACTTATGAGAGTTGTTACCACCAGCATCAGACCAGACGGTCTTATCGATCTCACATTACAATATGAGTCCGACGATCTGTATAACGACGATTACGATCTTGATACAGAGGGAACATATGATACTGACTTGCCAGACCCGGGGGCCGAACCTCCGAATGTCCAAAACGTAGCGATTAGTGAAGAAACATATTATTATCGCAAAAGGACATTTACCAGGCTAAAAATCACGTTTGATGAGCCCTCTAATTATCCCTGGTTTAGACATGTCGAAGTTTGGCAGAGTTATGATAATGTTAATTGGACATACCAGTATAATGTAAATACGGATTTCAATATTGATAACGTGGAAGAGGGCGAAACATATTATATTAAATTGCGAACTGTAAGTATCTGGAAAACAAGATCAAAGTTAGCGAATGCTTATTTGATCAGTAAAACAGTGCAGGGTAAAGCAGATACACCGACATGCCTGACCGCGCTAAATGCTATCGTTAACCAGAACACAATTAATCTGTATGCCGGCCGGGTTAGCGATCCTGATGTAGAATTATACGAGTTTCGTTTAGGTGCCTCATGGTCAGGCGGTATATTTTTAGCGGCCTTGACCGCGCCTAATCTAAGTCTTGCCGGTGTCAAACCGGGGAGTTTTACTTTTTTTTGCAACGTGCTGAGCAATAACGGACTCTATTGTGATACACCTCAACAGGCCTCCGCCCTCCTAATTGATCCGCCTGATGGCTGGACAGTGCAAGGTGGAGACACTCAGACAGACGACTACACTGGTGGAACTCACGATAATACTGAGCATACGACTTATAGCTCGGAGGATTACCTGAAATGTTCTCACACAGCCGGTGATCTTTCTGGGACATACAAAAGCCCTATATATGATTTAGGGGCGTCGGATAGATATCTGGTTTACGTCCTGGCTGATATTGTTTTGACCGGAGCGGGAACCACTTGGGCAGACGTGATTCCGGGCAGTGCAACATGGGCGTCTGTTGATATCACGGAAAATACATGGTCTCAAATCTTCGAATTAAGCGCAGCCGGAAAAGTAAAAATAGCAATATATTATGGTGATTCCACTCCGCCGACAACTTTGATGAGAAAATTGGAGATTCTATCTGCAATAGTGACGGCCCGTTATTTTCAGGTAAGAATAAAAATCACTGACCCGTCCGATGCGGTGAATTTGCTTGTAGAGCATTTCACATTAAAATTTTGCCAGTAAGGAGTATGAAATCATGAGCCAGACATGGACAGACGATGTATATGCAAGCGGGCATGTGGGGCAAACTGACTTGCAAAATATGGAGAATAATTTCGCCTGCTTGAAAAGTGCATTTTCAGGCACGACTTCACCGGCGAGCCCTGTTGATGGTACGATCTGGAAAGACACCACAAAAAAATTACTCAAAATATACAATGGTTCCTCTTGGATTGGTATCATGCACGGGGATACTTCCCAAAAATTATGGGTATATCGAAACGCTGCAATGGATGGCTGGGCTATCGATGCCACTCCGAGTGATAAAGTTTTAGCGTTTAAGGGGGGTTCGACATATACAACAGGTGGGGCGGTTGCGGGCTCATGGATTTTTTCGGGTGTGACAGCGCAATCGCATACGCATACCGGGGTGTCACATAATCATAACTGGTATAATTCCAGTTCAGATCCAAATAGTAATGACCAGACATACAATAGTTCTGGCGTCGGAATAAACTTTGTCAAATATGGAAAAAATACAAGTGGATGGACGGCAAT